GTTGCCAAGGATCGGGCCAGCTATCCAAGTCTTCCCAGTGTAAATAATAAGGTTTCCAAGGAGTTTGTTGCCACCAGCAATTTATCAATGACACTGCCGCCAAGGCGTCAAGATCGGTGGCATTTCTTTTAAGTTGTGACCAGGCTTCTAGCCTGTCTGAAAAATTACGATGCCACATTAATTGAAATAACTGATAGAATAACGCATCATGCAGTCTTGTGTAGCAGATGGTCCTAAAAGAGATGTATATTTTACCAATATATTGGAACCCGAGGATTGCACAGTGTAATTTATTCCTATACTTTCATTTTCAGTATAATCTTCCATGGAGTTGAGTGTGCCGGATCCAGTATTGGTTATCCATAATGTTCCCGTTCTTATAGCTGTTGGGGTTACAGATGGGCAGGTTGTAGAATAATCTATTTTTAAACTAGTAACTATCGCTCCGTTAGTGGCAGGGTTAAACACAATAGCATTTCCATTAGTCTGGTTTGGAAGCAAAGTAACCACTGTCCCAGTTTCTATAATTTTTGAACCTAATTGAAGTTGACTTCCGTTAGTTGTGGCAATAGCCAAATAATCATTTATCTGAACTCTAGGATAATTTACCGAATAAGCATCGGATCTTTGAAACATGTCTCCTATGCTGACGTTATTGTCTCCTTGTATTAATATTATAGAAGAAAATGGATTTGTAATTCCTTGGAAATGATTTCCCACATCATAAAAAGTATTGTACCCAGTAGCATTTAGTGACACGGTATCAAATACTATTCCTTCAGCATAGATAATGTCAAACACACTATTGGTTATTCTAGTTCCGGTTGGTCCTCCTGAAACTAAAGGATAAGGCCCTAAAAATACACCCTGGTACAGTGTGGTAAACGATGAATTTGTGATGGTTACATTTCTAGTAGGTTGTGCTGTTTGAACTCCCCAAACTGTTCCAGCAAACGCACACCCATCAAATAATATATTGTTTGTAGTCACTACCGAACAGTCAAAATTTACGCCAGCAGTGGATAATGAGTCATTGACAAGCGTACTGACAGTACCGGATCCAGTAAAGCTGACATTTGTGAATTTAGAATTAGTTACTGATTCAGCTAAAAATATAGCTTTGCTACTATCGAGACTAGAAAATCCCATAGACTCGATTAATATACCTGTTGGTGGTATTGCTCCATTAGTACCTATATTGATTCCTGTTTGTTGTAAATTATCAGTTGTTTCGGCAACGTAACTTCCAGTCCCACCCGAAGCTATCATTTGAATAATGGAACTGGTAATTCCTTCTCCGTATAGCATGGCATAGGGAGGAATTAAAATGCTACTACTTATTATATAAACTCCGGCAGGAAAAAATAATGATCTACGTATCTGCGTATTATCTTGACAACAATACAGTTGATATAACGCACGATTAATTGCCGCAGTATCGTCGGTCAGCCCATCGCCCTTAGCCCCAAAATCCTTGACACTGGCCCATTGATCTAACCATGTTTGAAGACTTTGAGTTACTGGACTTCCCGGAGTTGGCCCGGTTTGTACAACATATCCAGCGGCTGTGCCTTTGTATGTATAACTGGCACCAAGATTTAAAATATCGCTAAATTCTGTTAAAACTTCGGTATTACCGATAACCGGAGCACCTTGTTCTAATGTTCCGTTGCCTATATAAAGCTGCCGTGTATCTGTACTCCACCCTAATTCTGCGCCCGCTAATTGGGGTAAATCAGTGTTTAATCCAAGACGATTTGTGATTTGGGAGATTTGAACTATAGCCATTGTTGATCCTTATAACTATATTTAGTTTGTCAAGTAATAGAGTTCCAGCCGTTTCCACCATTCTTGCTCCCAGTGATCAAACATATCCGAAGTTAATATAAATTCCTGATAAACAGGACGTGTCACTGGTTCCCAAGTAACTGCATCAACTTCAGGTTTGACACACATCATAACCACACCCTTACGTATTTTAGTACCCCATACCTCGTTATGGGCAAGAGCATAAGCTACAAGCTGTAAGTAATAATCTTCAATCCATTCTACTCGCTTGGGTTTATTTGTTTGTTTATAATCCATTATGCTTTCATCTCCTAGATGTATACCACATCCATCTGTAGTACCAGCATATAATTTAGGAAAATAAAGAGGCACTTCAATACCCCAAAATTCATCAACATTTTTTAGCCCGTCTTCGATAATAGTCTTTGCCATAGCATGACTGGCAAAGCTAAATGGATTAGATCCCCTGACCGGCATCACACCCTCTTCAACATATTTTTCTAAATAAGAATGCATACGTGTGCCTCGATTAGCCGCTTCGGTTGTGATTTGTTGTGCTTGGTGTACTCCTACACGTTTTCGCCAATTCTGCAGTGCTTCTCGTTTTTCTTGTGGCTGTGTGGCACTTAAAATTGTGGTTACACTCGGGACCCTTTTACTATCGGGTGTAGTGTATAACCGTTTGCCGTCTTCGCCAGTTGTGCGTGATAACTTTTGGTAATTAAATTTTGGATTGTACATTACACTAGTATAACTGATATTTAGAGCATAGTCAATACTTATATTCTAAAACTTTCTCCGCATCCGCAACGGTCTCGCTCGTTAGGATTCACAAAATTAAATCCTTCGTTGAGTCCATTGCGGACCCAATCCATTGTTAAGCCTGCTAGGTAAGGCTCATCTTTCAAACTGACCAGTACGCAGAAATCGTTTTGGGCATAATTGATTATGCCTTCTTCTCCGTCATACTTGTCCACATATTCTAACACATAGGCCAGGCCCGAGCAACCGGTAGTTTTTACGCCTATGCGAATGCCAACGCCTTTACCTCGACGTGCCAAATTCTGTTTGATTTTTTTACTGGCTGTGTCTGTTACGGTAATCATTTACGGCTGCTTTGATTGAATCTTCCGCAAGTATTGAACAGTGGATCTTAACTGGAGGAAGCGCGAGCTCTTCAGCAATCTCGCTATTCTTAATCTCTAACGCGGCGTCAAGTGTTTTACCTTTAACCCATTCTGTGACCAACGAGCTTGAAGCAATCGCACTACCGCAACCATATGTCTTAAATCTCGCATCTGTGATGATACCATCTTCTACCTTTATACTTAATTGTAAAACATCACCGCAGGATGGTGCTCCCACTAATCCTACTCCAACTCCTGGGTCACCTTTTTTATATGAACCTACATTTCTTGGATTATTATAATGATCTAAAACTTTCTCCGAATAAGCCATTATTGCACATCCTGGGTGTGTTTGTGTTTAAGACTTTTTTTGAGGATCTTGAACCAAAGTTTTTTAACTTTTGCTAAGTTGTGTTCTACTTCTGCTATGTTCAGTCGTCGAATCAGTTTTTTTACTTTCATAATCAATTGGGTACCAGTACCATCTTGTTCTGACCAGTTTGTGGATCTGTCATCTGTTGCCAATGATATCCTGGGGGATCGACCGGAGTCGGTTGTTGAACCACTACCGGCGGTTGAACTAGTACTACTGGCGGCGGAGCATAGTAATAGGGTCTTGACAGTTCGTACCCAATCACCCCACCAATCAGGGCTGGCGCCACCCAACCACTGTAACCACGATAGCAACATCTGTGGTGCCATTCGGCTTGAGCATGTCCAAATACACATACTGAAAGAATACCAGCTAATATGAGTTTTTTCATTTATTTCTCCTTAACACTATTTAATTGTGTTTATACTATGTTAGTATAACAGATTACGCTTACAACATCAAAAGATTTGGTTACTTGTTCATTCCACGTTTCATAGCATCTTTGGCATTTTGAGCCACTACTTCTTGCGCTTGATTAGCGTTCATAGATGTGTTGGGAGCATCTGTATTGCCTTTAAAACTGACAACATTACTGTTGGGTTGGTAAGGTTCTAGTACATTTGATAAAGGTTCTCGAGATATGATATCACCTAAGTTTTCTTCTGTAATATTCACTCCTAAACCTTGAGCAAATTTTATAAATGCCTTAGATGATACTTGTAATTTAGCGTTGGTGTCTTTGGCACGCCCTGCTAAAAATTTAGTTAGAGCTAGAAGTTTTCCCGAGTCAACGGCTCTGCTATCTTCAACTTCAAAAATTAACATTATCTTTTAGCGCGGCCTAGGCCAGCACCACCCATCTCTGGAGATTCAGGTTCTTCGGGCTCTTCTATACCAGGGGCTAAACCTTCGTCGTCTGGCATTGGTTCTTCTGGCATTTCGCCCGCCATTCCGTCATCTATTCCTGGTACTGTCGGCACATCTTGCCCTGTAACAGTTCCTAACGCGGCATCCAACTGTTGTTTGGATTGTTGTAGATTTTGTACTAATCCTGCCAGTGCGGCAGTAGCATCTGTATTAAATTGCATAGCTTGATCAACACCTATTTGATTTTTGATTTGATCTATTAATGCCGGCAGGTCTTTAAACTGCATACTAGTTACTTGCTCTAGCATTTTCTGTACATTGTCTACCATATCTTGGGCAGCCAATACCACTTGTGCTTGTTGTACTTCTGACTCACGCAGAATACTATATACCTGACGACGGAAAGCTGAATTTTCTGTGACTGTTGCTAGAGCAGCCAGTGCTTGTTGTTGCGCTGGATCAGTAATATTTTTGCCTGTTTGGACACTTTTTAATGCGTTTTGGGCGGCAGTTTTTTGCTGAGGATCTTTAAGCTTGCTTAATTTTGCTTGAGCGGCTGCTTGACCTGCGGCTACAGTTGGATTAGGTTGCGGGACAGCGCTCTGTTGCTGTTGCACATTTTGTGTGGATCCGGCGGCGGCTCCGACTGGAACTGTAGATACTTCTTTGATCTTAGTAGCAAGAACTTGCTCCATCATCATTAGTTTTAGATAAGCTGGATCCTGTTCGCTGGTGTGAAATTCTCTAGTCTGACGATGGGCGTTAGCTAGTTTACGTACTTTTTCCAGCATTGTACGTGCTTGTTTAGCAGATATAATATCTACATTGATAGTGTCACCAAAGTAACTTTCAAAAACGTTAGCGGCTTGTCTTGAAGGTACCGGAGCGGATAGTTCGAACAGTTTCATTATTAAATCCTTGTTGTTGCAAGTATTTAGCTTGATTAATACAAATCGTTAAATCATTTTCTAACTTTTTCTTGTGTATAATCTTAGTTTCCAACTTGGTTCCTATAGTTTCTTTAAAAAGCCAACCTTTGCTTTTATCACCTATTCTAGCTCTAACATCAATATCATTAATCAAAGATGATAATTTAGTGTCTAAATTAAATATATCTCTTGCTAGGTTGTACTTTTTATATTTGTCTGCTATACACCAAGATACTGCTGTTTTTGTGCTGGTAAAAATTCCCACATCAGTGGCTGAACAAAATACTCTCCACCCAGATTTTTCTAATATGAGATGATATTTGTGGAAAACTTCGTAAGTTCCCTTGTCTGTTTGATATATGACATTGGATAGTTGGGAACCAAATTCATCCAGTAGTATCTGTTTTAATTCTTTATTGTAGTTCATTTGACAACATAATGCACAATTAAAAATCCTATAGTACCGATTAAAAATCCTATAATTCCTATTCCCCAACCAATAATTTGATCATTACGTTTGCTTGACATGTCTTCCACGATGGTATGTACTTTGTGTATGGATTCTGATACATCAATAATTTTAGTGGCTAGGTCTAGCAATCTGTTATTTAAACTATTATAACGTTCAGCGCAAAGCTCGACGTGTGCCTCTAGACTCTTTTTTTCTATCTCGGTAGCTTCGATCATAACATTCCCTTTGATATATTTATTCTAATTGTCTAAACCATACATTTTGTTTGTCTCCGCTGGTTACTATAACATCGGATAGATCCTTTTTATTAGACAACTCTACTAGCATAGGCACAGTATCACAGTCATTTTTTAAGTCTCTAAATGGATCTTCTAAAGGTCCAAATACTCCTGGTGTTTCTACTGCAAATTCAAAATACCAAATATCGTCTTTTTTTTCGGGACTAGATAATTCAAAAATTTGAGAGCGCATGCCTATTAATTGCGTAATAGTTTCCCAGTTTCTCTGCTGATTGCGTGAAAAATTCCATGAACGCTCGTCTTCGATTAGCTGATTAAATTGATCACGAAACGGCACTCGCGAGGATTTAAAATGACCAACAATACCGGTGGCTGTGATATCAAAGAAAGTTTCGCAGGCAAATCTCATTTAGAAGTTTTTTTCGATAGTTCGTATAAAACTTCAACTTTTTTACACATTTCATCAAGAGTAATATTTACATTCCTACTGTTAAATATCTCCATCCAACGTTTTTGCTGTTCGATATCTGCTAGTTCTTCATCTAGTAACGGATCTCGTAAATGTAATTCACGTGCTTTATCTCCTGGTCTACGAGCATATACAGTTCGCCCGCCATCTGGGCTTTCAAAGATAGTTAATTCTGTTATTTTACTAATTGTCATGATAGGAATATTTAACCTATTGTAGCAGGCGTGTCAAGTAAAGTCAACAAAAAACCCACCGAAGTGGGTTTTTGTATTTAAAGTTGCCTTTAAAATTAACTTGCTGATGTAGCTGTAGATGCCAAACGGAATCCAACGTTAGTAACAGCAGCCGCCGCCACATTGCAATATGTGTTAGCAGAACTATTATAAATGTTGCCTAAACCTTGAATAGTTGCTTGTAATGTAGTAGCTGTATATGCCCCAGTTGGGAATATAGCAACACTCATGTCAACTGTGTTGTTTGTGTTGTCAACTTGATAAATCGCTACTGTAGCAGTTTGCTGAATAGCTTGAAGAATCTGTTGAACAGCACCGTTAACACCAGCTTGGTTAAAAGCTGAATTACCTAGACCAATACCAAAAAAGTCTAATTTAGGACCAGCAAAGTTTACTGGTGTACCAGCTGGACTATATGCTGTGTTTGCTGCTAACTGTGGTCCGTTAAGAACGTCAGTTGCGAATACTGGTTGTGATCCGCCGTTTACTAATGGAATAAATGCCATGTTAAATCTCCTTTATATGTGAACCTCTCGGTTCTGCATTTATTTAGCTTTGATGGCAAAAATTAGGAGTTTGGATGTTAGCTTTTGGGCTGTTTAGTGGCACGTGTAAAATCAAACCGATTGACAAATTTTACAGTACCTCCAGGTATAGCTACTACCCAGCCTTCTTGGCCAGGATGTTGTAAATCTAGTTGACGTAATAAGTCAGTTTTGATATCGTGTATTAATACAAAAGCAGAAAACGCCGCCGATAATCCAGCTAGATTACTTCTAGGGCTTTGGAAATATTCTACTATATTATTATATTTTCTTGGTGTAACTTTAGTTTTCAACCATTCTGCGAATCCTGGTATTAATTGATTGACCTCAAATTTAGAAACATTTACATTTCCTATCAAACTATTGATGTAGTCTACACATAATTTTGGTAA